ATGGATATCCATACTTTATCCCCGATTGCCGGCAAAGACTACCCCCAAAATTGGAATGCATTCCTGGACTGGTTTTCCACTGAGGATGCCTGTCTTGCTTATCTCGAAAAACTCCGTTGGCCAGAAGGCTTCGTGTGTCCATCCTGTGCCCTGGCGGGGAAGCCGCATAGAGCGAATCGCGGTCGATTGATTTGTCGCCACTGTCGTTATCAAAGCTCTGTTACTGCCGGTACGATTTTTAGCAAGACGAGAACACCACTCCGAGTGTGGCTGGCGGCAGCATGGTATCTGACCAATCAGAAGCAAGGTGTAAGCGCGCTTGGCTTGCAGCGGGTATTAGGCTTGGGAAGCTACCAGACAGCCTGGATGATTCTGCATCGGTATCGCCGGGCGATGATCAGGCCGGGTAGAGAAAAACTGCACGGTTTGGTCGAGGTCGATGAGACCTATCTGGATATGACTGATGGCCGGCCGGGGGATAGAAGCAAGCGGAAAAGCCATACACAGCGCGTACTTATCATTCTTGCGGTGGAGATAAAGGAGCCCCAAGGCTTCGGTCGGATTCGCTTGCGTCGCATTGATGATGACACGAAGGGTAATGTCCTGCCCTTTATCCAGAACTCAATAGAAACCGGCAGCCATGTCCGCACCGATGGCGCGGGTATGTATGTGAAGCTACATGAGCTCGGTTACCAGCATGATCGAAAAGTCATGCTGGGTTCGGAAACGCCTGCACATACCTCAATGCCGGGCGTACACCGTGTCGCTTCACTGATTAAACGCTGGCTACTTGGCACCCATCATGGGGCTGTTCGGCCCGAACAACTTGACGCTTACCTTGATGAGTTCGTGTTCCGATTTAATCGCCGTTCTTCAAGATCGCGAGGGATGTTGTTTTACCGATTGTTGCAGCAGGCTGTTGCAACTGAACCGGTGACTTACGAGAACGTCGTTGTGAGGAAGGCTAAGGAGGAATAAATGAGAGGTGGAGCTAAATGGATACCCCTTTTATCTATACAGTATTTTTACTGCGCGGCCCGAGTGAATAAAACGAGCATAACGCGGAAACCGCTCGGGCGGGGTTGTGTCGATGGATGACAGTGCAGCATCGCCATTGAGAGGCGCGGTCGCAGCCGATGTCGCGGAGGTCATCCGGTTTTGCCTCGCTGAGCGGCGATCCGGAAAATCTGCATCAGATATTCGCGTTCCTCAGGACTTGCCTCCCGAAGCGTTTGCAAGAGTTCTTCTTCTTCTGGAGAGGTGCCGGGTGTGATGGTGTATTTTCCCTTGCTCTCACCTACGCCGGGCGTTTCCTGCGCACCGGTTATTTCCTCTTCAGCAATGTCCAAGCCTTCGGCCAAGTCTCTGATGCTGTAAAGGTCGGGGTGTGGGGCGTCCATCCAGCCTTTTGGTAGGCCGATCACGGTTTCTATTTTTCTTGCTGTTCGCGATCCGAAGCTTCCGAACCCGCCGCAGAGCTGGTTGATGTAGTTGGTGCCGATGTAGCCCAACTTTTCTGCGACAAAATTCCTGCTGTATTTGTGGTCAGCAAGATAGCGAATATTCAAGCGGCGACAGGTGTTTGCGTCCATTGGGCGAGTATAAGCGTAGTAAATTACTAACCGTTATCAGCAAAACACTATTGACAGATATTAGTAAAACGCTATTATCTGCCTGTCGATAACGGAATTCTCAGGCTATGACACCAAAACAGTTCTACCACGGCACATCGAAAGAGCAGTTGGCTCGCGTGTGTAGCGAAGCAAAAACGACTGTCGCTAACTTTAAGCAGATTGCTTTGGCTGGCGGCTCCTGCGGTAAAGGTCTGGCTGAGCGCCTGGCTAAGGCATCGGGCTACGGAATGACCGAGATGGAAATTCTGTACCCGGAGCGTTATGAGCAATCTTCCTCTGTGCCTGATGCGCTGAAGTGCGCGTCATGAGTCCACTGTATCTCACGGCTGAGCCTCGCCGTCAGTCTCTTATTCGTTACCCACTAATTGGTGGGGTGTTTTCCAAGCTCGGGTCTCGGGCGTTGTGTGCCTGCCCTGGTGGCGGGCTTTTTTATTTGGGGGTGGGGTGATGCGCGCGCCGATTGTTTGTCGGGCGGAGGTCGCTGTGGCTGGAGTGAGGTGCGCTATGACGGTGGAAGTTGAGCCTTCAGCTTTTGCAAGTCCAGAAGCATTTTCAGCATTTGAGTGTGTAGCTTCATCGCTTGAGGAAGTGTTGGTGAGGCAATCGGCTCAAATGCATTCAGTGCTTTATTCAAATGCTCAATCGTTTCGTCAAGCTGTTGAGTTTGCATGCGGTGAGGCTCTTAAAAAAAAGGTGGGTCGGGATGTTTAGTGTAGCGCATTGCTGGTGCGATTTTTTCGGTGGCTGCGGATTGTGATGCGGCGCGCTGACTGGCTTGCGCCGCCTAAGCGATTCCGGTCTCGGCAGTGTCGTCGGGGTGAGCGGGTGCGGCGGGCCAGAAGGGCGGCTGTCGAGCTCAAGTCGCTGGATGGTTATGTCGTCGATGTTGGGGCGCTTCGGATGGTTGTAGTTGAGGAGCTCCGGGTAGCAGGCAACCAAGCAGCCAGTGCTGATGCTGAGCTAGCAATGATGAGTGGCGTTTGGTTCAAGTCCAGCCTCACCGGAATGCTGTACCGAAGTTCTGATGCTGCGGGCGATGTGGATTGCGTTTTGGTAGATGGCGTTTGGTACGACAAGGGTCGTCTTCGTTGAGGTCTTAGGAGGGGTAGCTATGTCTGGTATTACGTTTAAAACCCCGATGCAGCGCCGGGTGCATCGGGAGTTGAGTAAGTATCCGGAGGGTGCGACGGCGCATGAGCTGCGGCTGGGTATTGGGCCGCAGGTGGCGTCGGGCGCGGTGTTGAATGCGCTGCGGATTATGGAGCAGTTGGGGCAGTGCCGGGTGGTTGGTGCCACGACGGACCCTGATCGCAAGAGCAGTTCGCAGGAGGTGGTGAATTTATACGCAGTGACTGAGCGAGTTGATGGGGTGGCGGCATGACGGCGCTGAAGAAGCCGAGGCGGGCGCGGCCAGATACGTGCCAGAAGGCGCTGGCGGCGCTGGGCGATTTGTCGCTGTGGCCTGAGTTGACGTCGCGGGTGCGCAAGTCGCGTTTGCGGGCGGTGGCCGCGCAGCAGGAGCGAGTGCAGGCGGTAGAGGATGCGCTGGCGGTGTCGCAGCGGCACGGGATTTACCGTTGAGGCTGTTGATTACGGGTTGCGCTGACCCTTTGCGCTGGTACGCGCCCCTGGTGGGGCAGGTGGTGCCGATGCTGGGGGATGTGGGGAATGAGTATCGCAGCCGGGAGCCCGGTGGGGCGGTGAATTTTGTTCAGTACGCGGATGCGCGGCTGATTGCTGATGATGCCGACCCGGCGCTTGAGGCCTTGGCTGAGCTGGCAGATACGCTGGCGGCTGAGGTGGTAATGCATCGCGATGCGGCGGCAAAGGCGTTGCGGGCGGCATTGGTGTGCGAGCGTGGGGCGGCAGAGCTGCGGCAGACGTTGGCACGGTTTGAGAGGCAGCATGATGAGAATAATGATGGGCCAGCAAGAGCAGATCGATTCGCTGACTCAGCGCCTTGAGGCGTCGCGCCGGTTGTTGGTGCAGGCGGACTATCAGCGGCAGGTGTACAAGTCGGTGGCGACGAATCGCCTTGAGGTGGTGCGCAACCGGCTGCGTGATGCGGCGGGTGTGAGCTGCGATGCACAGTTGGCGGATGAGTTGGTAGCGGCGATAGATCGCTCGCTGCAGATTATTGATGTGGATGGTGAGCTGCGGCAAAGGGTGACAGAGTGAATTTGCCAAGTGAAATAAATTGTCGTATGTTGGCGCCCGTATCAGCAAAATCTGGTACCGGGGTTAGCCTCCCGTTCAGAGCACGAGCGCAAAGGCGCTCATCCGAAGCGCTTTTTTTGTGCCCGCAGTTTATGGTGGGCGTCATAGGGGCGACTTCGGTCGCGCCGGTTCTCGTGCCCGGTAAGGCTAACCCTGTGGCGCCTGCCACCCAATCGATTAGCCTCGACGGTGGCGGCTCTCTCAAATTGCACGAGGCCTCCATCATGGAAAACCCTACCCAAGATCCGTCCGGATTAACCGATACCGAAGCTCTTTATGAGGCTATTCGCGACGTTAATAGCCTTGCCCAAGAGGGATTTTTGCAAGTTGCGGCGCTAGCCAGTTTGGTGGCGCTGCGGCTTGAGAGCGGTATTCAGTACGCCTGGCAGCTGGAAGAGTTGCGCTATGCCTTACAGGTGATTCGCAGTCGATCGCTGGATGCGCGCAGCTGTATTTTGTGCATCGCGCAGGACTCTGGCTGCTTTGACGATGCCGAGGTGGGCCGATGACGCTGCATATACGCCTTACTGAGGCAGAGCAGGAGGCGCTTAACAGCATGCCTAGCTCTGCCCGCGTTCTTTACATGCTAGGCCTGCGCCCCTATATGGATTACGCCAGTGGAGTTGTTGGCGTGCAGCGCCGAATATCCTTGCAAGGTTTCCGCGAGCTTCTGGAATATGAGCCTGACAGGGGAAGTCGCTTAGGTGCGCGCTACACGCCAACCAAGGACGAGGTGCGCAATGAGGTGGATCGCCTGGTGAGGTCGGGGCTGCTTTTGCGCTTGCCTAAAAAGAAGCGCAATGATCCGCTGGTATTCAAACTCCCGCTTGCTGATTGTGATGCCAAGCTCCGTCTTTATGAGGAACCCCATATGAACCCCATAGGGAGAACCCCAAACGGAGCGACAAAGCACAAGACAAAGGAGAGCTGCAAAAACAGGGCTTTTAGTTCGCATTGCGCCACCAGCAGCGCCATAGATGACGCCACACCAGTTTCGGCAGACGAACCCCATACCTCCGTATATCCGTTAAGTAATAATAATAACGCGCGCGAGGCTTCGCCCTCGGGTTTGGGCGCGCCTACTCATGGAAAAACATCGGTTGATCAGTGGGAGCCTTGTTCTGAGACGTGGGGCATTCTGCGAGCGCAGGGCGTTGACCCGGTGTTCGCTCAGGAGAAGCTGCCAAGCTATCGAATTTATTGGCGGGACCGAGGCGAGGTTCGACATTCGTGGTCTTCGCATTTTGTGAATTACGTGATTGGTCAGTGGCGACGCTATGGCTGGCAGTGGAAGCAGGAGGTTGGCAATGAAGCAAGCAAGGTTCGATCAGGTGGCGGCAAAGGGCGAGAGAGCCTTGTTGACCGAGTTGAGCGCAAGTCAGAGGAGTGGCTGCGACGACGCCATGCCGCCAGCGAGGCAGAGGGCGGAGTTATTGACGGCGAAGTTGTGGCCGAAAATGAGCCAAGCCTACGGGTATAAATTTGCCAGCCAGTTTGGTGATGAGCCGAACGATGTGTGGATCGGTTCGCTGGCTGGGTTGAGTGGTGAGCAGCTGGCAGAGGGTTTGCGGCGGTGTGCCGAGTGCTATCCCCAGTGGCCCCCGGGCGCAATCGAGTTTAGGGCCCTTTGCTTAGGCAATGATCCGCGAAATGTTGACGGCAAGGGCAATGATGCAGGCTGGCAGCAGCGGGTAATGGCTAAACGCAGTGCTGAGCTGGATGCGGAGCTGGCTGAGCGTCGTTTGCGGCTAACTGATGGCAAGGCGAGGGCGCGTGCGAAAGCGGCGCGTGATTCGGTAATTCAGGCTATGCGGAGTGGTTTGTGATGATGGGTTTTGAGGTGCTGTGTTTACTGGTGAGCAAGGCGCGCTCTTCCGAGGAGCTGAGCGTGGCGATGGACCTTGTGGAGCGTGCGATCGACGATGGCTTGGTGATGACTGATGCTGAGTGGTCGGTGTTTGAGTGCGTGGCGGCAGGCGTGAAGGTGCGCTTGCTTGCGACGATAGCAGCCTAGGGGGTGGCAATGATTCCGTGGGTGCAGGGTTTGTTGGAGCGTTGGGCGGCTGAGATGCGCGCTGAGGCGGCTGGGGCGCTTGGGCTGGCATCGTCGCCTTCGTGGGTGGGTGGCGCGGCGCTAGGGCGGTATACGCGGGCGCGGCGGCGGCCTGATGGTCGTCGGGCATCGGTGTTGCGGGCGTCGTTGGGCGGCGGTTTGACGGCGAGCGGGGTGTCGAGTGGCCGAGGTGGGCCAAAGCAGGCGGTGCTGCGTGGGGATGTGGATAGGTTGGATCGGTTTGTGGGTGGTTTGCCTGCGGATGACCAGGCGCTGCTGGCGGTGATGTATGTGGAGGGCGCGCATTTGACGGAGGCGGAGAAGGCGGGGCGCTTGGGTGTTTCGGTGCCGACGTTGTGGCGGCGGCTGGACCGGGTGCATGTGTCGATTGACCGGCATTTCCGCCCCGCGGTGTATGGCGAGGCGCTGGATGCGGGTTACGACGATGAGACGGATCGGCTGATTTCGGCGTTGTTGGCGTCGTGACAAGTCGCGAATTAGGGATTTTTGAAATTATTTTTTGTGGGTTAAGTGCTTGTGGTGATTGGTGTTAGCGGGGTTATCCACATGGCATGGACATTTTGTCATCTTGCGGGAGTGATAGGCGCGAGGTAGTTTTGTGTCACGGTCGCCAGACGTGCACGCCGAGAGAACCCAGCCATTGCGCTGGGTTTTTTTATGTCTGCGTTTTGGTGCGGATCCTGTCAGCAGTAACCCCCGTTGCCCCTGTATTGGGGCTTTTTTGGTTTTGGAGTGTGTGGATGTCGCCAGACAAGGCTTCGACAGTGGGAAGTTATGCAGCGTCTGCGGTGACGACGCTGGCCGGTCTGACGATCAACGAGTGGGTGGCGATTGGTGGTTTGTTGATAGGTGCTGCGACGTTCGCGGTGAATGTTTGGTTTCGGCATGAGCAGCTGAAGATTCAGCGTGATAAAGCGCGGGCAGATGCGCGACTGGCATTGAATGCAGAGGCAGGGCAGGGAGAGTGACGATGAAGAATCTTTGGTCAAGCACGGTTAAGTGCTTGTGGTTGGTGGCGATGTTGCTGGTGGTGCCAGTGGCGTTGGCGATGGATGTTGATGCGGCAGAGGCTGCGGCGGCGGTTGTGCAGGTGGCGGCGTCGGCTGGTTGGCTGGGGTCGATGGGTACCTGGTTGGGCTATGGCGTGACGGCTGTGGGTGCGGCGTCGTTGGTGGTTCAGGGTTTGTCGATGGTGACAGGCATGACGCCGAGCAAGGCTGATGATGAGTTTATCAACGGCGCCTATCGATGGTTGGCGCGGGCGCAGCGTTGGCTGGACCGGTTGGCGCTGAATCCCCCGGCATCGAAGGCGCGGCGGCGGTAGACAGTGATGGCTGACGGTAAGGGTTTGATTGAGGTGCGCGTTGATTGCGCACTGACGCCTGAGCGGCGTGAATGGCTGCAAGAGCAGTTTGCTTTGGTGGCTGAGCAAGCGGGCTTTGTTTCTGTGGTGCTTGAGCCTGGCGTTGAGATGTCGGTGCATCATGATCTGTCGCCGTTGGTTGCTGCGATGGAGCGGCAAACCGCGATGGTTGGCGAGCTGGTAGAGCTGAATCAGGCCGTGCTCTCTGAGCTGCTGGCTGGTGATTGTGTTGATGTTGATGATCCGGATGGCTTGGGGATGCCGGTCTATCTGGATGGGTCGCCGGTAGAGTAATGCCGGGTAAGGCAAGTCGCTGGTGTGGTCGCTGTCAGGCGGTGCACGTTGGTGAGTGTCCTGAGCGTAAGCCGTTTGAGCGCAAGCGGGCTGGCAATGCTTCGGGGCGAGGTGGCAGCAAGTGGCGCAATAAGCGGCGCGAGATCTTTGAGCGTGACAACTATCTTTGTCAAATCCATTTGGAGCGCGGTGAGTTGGAGCCGGTGACGCTGCATGGCGAACGGCACGGCGTGTGCGATCACATTATTCCCTCGGCAGATGGCGGTACGGATGCGGACGGAAACCTGCAGACAATTTGCCAAGCCTGCGACAAGGAAAAAACCCAGGCGGAGTCGCAGATGGGGAGGGGTGGGGCAAAACCTTGGAGCTTTTCCCCCTGACACCGCCCCCCCCGTGCAATTTTTGCCTAGGGGCAATTGAAAAGAAATTCACCACCTGTTTGGTGGTTGGAGTGAGGTATGGCGGGTCGATACCCCAATGACAATACGGTGAAACACCCGGCGTTTCAAGAGGGTGCGGACAAGGCTGCCGAAAATGAGGCGCTGCACCAGCAGAAGGCTGATGAGCTGGCGCCTGCGGAGTTGACTGAGTTGGAGCGCAAGGTGTGGAACCGGCTTGCCCCCGAGCTGAGCCGACTCAGCCGATTGAAGCCTCACTTTGTTGATTTCATCGCACAGTACTGTGTGGTGAAGGTGCGCATGGATGAGCTGCGCAGCGAGCTTGATGCAGAGCAGTGGTCGTATGTAACGCATGGCCGTCACGGCGTGCAGTGGAAGAGCCGACCGGAGGTGGCCCAGCTGAACGACGATTGGCGCAAGTGGAACTCCCTGGTTGCGCAGTTGGGCTTGTCGCCAGCTACCGAGCTGCGTTTCAACGACCGGCAGGGCTCGCTGTTTGACGATGACGACTTCGGCGGCATCTGACCACCTCGCCGACATCGAGCTTTATTGCCGGCAGGTGCTCACTGGCGAGCGTCCGGCCTGCAAATGGGAGCGGCTTGCCGTGCAACGGCATGTGGATGATCTGGCGCGCCAGAACACTGACGATTTCCCCTACGTCTTCGATGTAGAAAAGGCTTGCCGGGTTATCAACTTTGGTCAGCTTTTTCCGCATGTAAAGGGTAAGTGGGCGCGCGGTACCGGTCTGTCAAATCGTATCAGGCTGGAGCCGTGGCAGAAGTTCAACTTCGCCTGCATCTTCGGGTGGGTGCATGCGACAACGCGGTTGCGCCGATTCCGCATCGTATTTCTGATCGTTCCGCGAAAGAACGCCAAGTCTGTCAAAGCGTCGATCATCGGCCTCTACATGCTCGTGGAGGATGGCGAGTACGGCGCCGAGGTGTACTGCGGTGCTACCAGCGAAAAGCAAGCATGGGAAGTCTTCCGCCCCGCGAAAAAGATGGTCGAGAAAAAGCCCAGCTACCGGCGCCGGTACGGTGTAAGCGTCCATGCCAAGCGCCTGGAGTGTGACTCGGTTGGGCGTGACGGTAATGGCCGCATCGTTGCCATGCCAGACGGCAGCCGTTTTGAGCCTGTCATCGGCAAGCCGGGCGACGGGGCGTCACCTAGCTGCGCAATCCTCGACGAGGTGCATGAGCATCAGGACGACACGCTCTACGACACCATGCTCACTGGCATGGGGGCGCGAGAGCAGCCACTGTTGGTCATGATTACCACGGCGGGGTCGAACATTGCCGGGCCGTGTTACGCCACTCAGCAGGAAGTGCAGCGCGTGCTGGAGGGTGAGCAGAACGACGAACTCTACGGGATGATCTACACCATCGACGATCCCGAATCCGAGTGGATGACCGATACCGGGATCATCAAGGCAAACCCCAATGCGGGTGTCTCGGTTGGTATCGACTACCTGCGTGCCCGTGTCGAAGACGCAAAGCGCAGTCCGCGTAAGCGCAGCATTGTGCTCACCAAGCACTTCAACGTCTGGGTCACTGCAAAGAATGCCTGGCTCAACATGCTCTACTGGAACAAGGCTGCCGATCACAGCTTGGCCCCGGACGACTTCGAGGGTGAGACCTGCGGGCTAGGGTTGGATCTGTCTGAGGTCGACGACCTCACCGCCGCGGTCAAAGCCTTTCGGCGTGAAGTCGATGGCGAGGATCACTACTACTTCTTTGGGCGGTACTACACCACTGAAGCCAAAGTGGAAGATCACGACCATTACGACGGATGGGTACAGGGCGGCCACCTGGTGGAGTGCGATGGTGAAACCATCGACTACACCGAAGTGGAAGAGCACATCGAAGAAGACGCTGAGATCTTCAGTATCCCGCGCGTTTTCTACGACCCGACCGGAGCGGCGCACCTCGCGCAGCGCCTGCAGCAAGGTCAGCACGAAATTGAGCCGGTAAAGGTGGCTCAGAACTACACCAACTTCACGGCCCCGATGCGCGAATTTGAGCGACTGCTCAAGGCGGGCCGGATTCACCACGACGGCAATCCCTGCCTCGCGTGGATGATGGGCAACGTCGTCGCGAAGGAAACCGACGACGGCAAGATGATGCGGCCCGTCAAGGAAAACCGAGAAAGCAAAATAGACGGCGCCGTTGCGTTGCTGCTCGCCTTCATCGGCGTGTACCAGCCAGCCGACGACGATGACATCGACGACTTCCTGATGGACCCCATTATCGTATGACTAAGCGAGCGAACAAGCCCGGCCGCATCAAATCAGCCGTGCTTGGGTGGCTGGGTGTGCCCATCGAGCTGACCGACGAAGCATTCTGGGCGGCGTGGGGCGGTGGCCAGTCATCGGCGGGGCAATCCGTCAACGAGCGCACGGTAATGACGCTATCGGCGGCATGGGCCTGTACGCGCTTGATCTCGGAAACCATCGCAACCATCCCGGTGCGGCTCTACGAGCGCACGCCGGGTGGTCGCAAGCTGGCCGACAGCCACCCGCTGTATCCGTTGTTGCATAGTCGCCCCAATGCCCAGTCAACCGCCACCACCTACTGGGAGGCCAAAGTTGCGGCCATGCTGTTGCGCGGGAATGGCTTTTCAGAAAAGCAGTACCTGGGTAATCGGCTGGTCGGCGTGAAATTCCTGGTGCCGTCGCGTTGCAAATTGCAGTACGACGCTCGGAGTCGAATTGAAATTCGGTATACCGAGTTTAACGGGCGGCAGCGTGTCATTCCTGAGGAGCGCTTGTTCCACGTGCCGGGCTTTTCGCTCGATGGGCGCTGGGGGCTGTCGGCGATCTCCTACGGTGCCGGGGTATTTGGCAGCGCGCTGGCAGCGGCTGAAGCCTCCAACAAAACCTTCGAAAACGGCTTGTCGCCGACCGTTGCGTTCACTCTCGAAAAAGTCCTGAAGAAAGAGCAGCGGGCAGATTTTCGCGACAGCTTGAAAGAAGTAACGGGCGCACTGAATGCCGGTAAATCACCGCTATTGGAAGGGGGTATGGATGCCAAGGTCATCGGCATCAAGCCCAGCGACGCCCAGTTACTGGAGTCGCGCAACTTCTCGGTGGAGGAAGTGTGTCGTTGGTTTCGCGTCGATCCGTCGATGGTGGGTCACGGCAATAAAGACAGCAACTGGGGCACAGGGCTCGAGCAAAAGCTCATTGCCTTCCTCACCTTTACCCTGCGCCCTTGGCTAACGCGCATTGAGCAGGCGGTTAACAAAGAGCTGCTTAGCCCGACAGAGCAGCTGCGCTACTACGTTGAGTTTTCCATCGAGGGCCTGCTGCGTGCCGACAGCGCGGGCAGGGCAGCGTTTTACTCCGTCATGGTCAACAACGGCATATTCACCCGCGACGAAGTGCGGGCGCTGGAGAATATGCCGCTCAAAGGTGGCAATGCATCTGTGCTTACGGTGCAGAGCGCTATGGCGCCGCTCGACAGCATTGGTGCGGCTACAGAGGGCGACCGGGCGCGGGCGGCGCTCAAGGCCTGGCTGGATGATCAAGAACCTGAAGGACTCCCCAATGAGCAATAGCAAATTTGCAGCCCTGCGTCCGCAGGCTTCGCTGAGTCGTGGCGACATCCGTTTCGACCTTATCCCTAAGGCGCTGGAAAGCTGGTCACCGGGTGTTCGTGCTGCGGGTAATGACGAAAACAGCATCAGCATTTTCGATGCTATCGGCGAAGACTACTGGACCGGCGAGGGCGTCACCGCCAAGCGCATCTCCGCTGCCCTGCGCAGCATTGGCGATCGCGACGTGGTGGTGAACATCAACTCTCCGGGCGGCGATATGTTCGAGGGCTTGGCGATCTACAGCCTGCTTAAAGAGCACCCCGGCAACGTCACTGTGCGCATTCTCGGGCTGGCGGCGTCTGCGGCGTCCATCATCGCGATGGCGGGCGACGATATCCAAATTGCCCGAGCTGGGTTTTTAATGATTCACAACGCGTGGATCTGCGTTTGCGGCAACCGCAACGACCTGCGGGAATTTGCCGAATACCTTGAGCCTTTCGACCAGTCGATGGCCGATATTTACACCGCTCGCACCGGTGAGGATATCGATGCCATCAAGACGTTGATGGATGCAGAAACATGGATCGGCGGCCAGGCCGCCATCGAGCAAGGCTTTGCCACCGCGCTGCTGCCATCAGACGCCATTGAAGAAGACGAAAGCCCCGAGGCTCGGGCCGTGGCGAAGGTCGATCTAATTCTGGCAAAGGCGGGCATGCCGCGCTCGCAACGCCGTCAACTGATCAAAGAAATCAAAACCAGTACGCCAAGCGCTGCTGGTGGTGATACGCCTGGCGCTATCACACCCGACATGCAAAACGCTGTCGTCTCAACTGCGGGCGCTATGCCCCGTCTTTCCTTTTCTGTGTGAGGTATCACCTATGAAGCTAACAGCAACGAATCTGCTGTCGGTTATTTCAATCGCAGCGCTGGGGCCGTTCACCTTTGGTGTATCGGTAACATCCATTCTCTGGGCGGCCGCCGTGGTCGCGATTGCCGCGCTCTGCACCGAGCGCGGCGTGTCGGTCAAGCGAGGGGCTTTTGGCCAGCTCGGCGAAGTCGGTGCGCTGGAGAAAGAATACAAGCAGGTGCAGGCCGATCTGAAAAAAGTCGGCGACGACCTGAAAAGCTACGCGGAGCAGTCGAAAAAAGAACTGGCTGGCCATCAGCAGCTCAGCGCTGAAACGAAAGAAAGCGTCGACAAACTGCTGGTCACTCAGGGCGAACTCAACGCCCGCCTGCAGGCTGCAGAACAGCTTATCGTGTCGCTGGATGGTGGCGGTCAACCGGCCAAGGTCAAAACGGCGGGCATGAAGGTTGTCGAGTCCGATGAGTTCAAGGCTGAGGCGGACAAAATCAACCGCGCCAAGGGCTCTTTCTCGGTGGCGGTGCAGGCTGCTATTACATCTGACCCCGGTTCTGCGGGTGATTTGATTGAGCCGACGCGCGTGCCGGGTGTTGTGGGTTTGCCTGAGCGGCGACTGACCATCCGTGACTTGCTGAACTGGGGGCGCACCCAATCCAACAGTATTGAATTTGTCCGTGAAACGGGCTTCGCGAACAATGCTGATGTGGTGGGCGAGAACCCCTCTGGCGGTAAACCCGAATCTGGTATCACCTTTGAGCTGGATGATGCCAAGGTTGCCACCATTCCTCACTGGATTCAGGCCTCCAAGCAGGTGCTGAGCGATGCCTCTATGTTGGCGTCGTACATCGATGGCCGGCTGATGTATGGCCTCAAGCTCAAGGAGGAGCTCCAGCTCCTGAAGGGCTCGGGTGTGGGGCTGAATATCAACGGCCTGTACACCCAGGCGTCAGCCTATGCCAATCCCGGTGTAACGGTGCAAGACGAAACCTTCATCGACCGCCTTCGTATCGCCATGCTGCAAGTGCAGTTGGCGGAGTATGCGGCCGACGGCATCGTGCTGAACCCAATTGACTGGGCGCAAATCGAGCTGACCAAGGACAACGAGGCGCGCTACCTGTTTGCGAACCCTAACGCCCTGGCGGGGCCGACGCTCTGGGGTCTGCCTGTTGTGGCTACGCAATCGATGGACGCCGATGAGTTCATGGCCGGCGCCTTCCGCATGGGTGCGCAGGGATGGGATCGCGAAGATGCGAGCATCACCGTGTCGACGCAGGACCGCGACAACTTCATTAAAAACATGGTCACCATCCTGTGTGAGGAGCGCGTGGCGCTCACGGTTTACCGCCCCGAGGCCTTTGTTAAAGGTCAGTTGTCACTCGGTTCGTAGCGGCGGTTGGTGGTTCTAAGGCGGGGCCCTGGCCCCGCCTTTTTGTATTGGGGGAATTATGCTGGTCACAGCTTTATCCAGTTTTGAGCACGGTGGTTCTCGAAAGCGCGGTGTCAGCTTTGATGTGTCGCCGCAAGTGGCTAAGCAGCTTGCGCGGGCAGGGCTGGTTCGTATTGCTGATTCCCGCCCTGTGGGGGCCGTTGGCAAACCGTTGTCTGCATCGCCAGCGGCCCCAGCCTCACCGCAGACGACTGCGAGAAAGTCCGCCAATGGCGGGACGCGGCGCCGCAAAGCCGAGGCGTCATCGTCACAAACACCACTTATCGAATAGCGCCGTGGGCGGATGTGCTCTACGCCATGGATCGCGCCTGGTGGCGTGAGCATGACGGCGCGCTCGGTGAGTTCAGTGGTCAGTGCGTGGCACCGGTAGCAGATTGCCCGAGTGCAGAGCATGTTAATTTTGCGAGCGGCCGTAACAGTGGCGCCGGGGCGATGGCTCTTGCGGAGCGTTTCGGTGCTCGGCGCATAATCTTGCTGGGTTACGACTGCAAAATCTCTGGCGGCAAAACCCACTGGCATGGTGATCACCCAAAGCCACTGGGTAATGCGGGCTCTGTTGGGAAGTGGCCTGCTCAGTTTGCAGATATGGCCGGTCAGCTGGGCCATGTGGATATTGTCAATGCCACCCGCGATACCGCGTTAAAGCATTGGCCGGAAGTGAGTTTAGAGCAGGCGCTCGCGAGTGAGGTCTGTCCGGCTCACAGCGGCAGCCCTTTTCTCATCGTCTCGGCGGCCACTGCTGGGAGTCGCTACGTCGAGTGTCTGGACCGGCAGCGTGCCAAACACGGCGCAGAGGTGTTTTTGGGGTTGGAAGTGCCCGATCGGGGAAGCTGGGCTGAAAACACAAAGATCAAGCCAGCGGCTATCTTGTCAGCCCTGGGGCGGTCGATACATGTGCTGTGGGTGGATGCTGACTGCGATGTGTCGCCGCCGTCTGAGCTGCCTCCCGGTGAGTGGGATATCTGTACAACGGAGAACATCCATCCTACTCACAAAAACCGGATCAGCGCGGCGTTTATCTTATTCAAGGATACGCCTGCCACTCGTCAGTTTCTGGCGGATTGGGCGGTGTTGAATCAAACAGCTAAAAAGGATCATCCCGCGTTTGTATCTGCGCTCCGGCGTGCCAGTAATTTGCGCGTAGGTGATATGACGGTCTGGTTGAAGGGATTGCATACCATCAATGCTTTCGCGCGGGACCGTGGGGAATTCGTTTCTTGCGGTGTCGACACGTCGATGCGGATAAATGTCATGCCCTGCCGCATGCCGCTAAAAGGTGGCGAGTGGCCGCAATTGCTCCGAAAGGGAATGGAGTCAGTCGGCGACAAGGTCCGTTTCTCGCAGGCGGTAGGTGATGACGACCTGCACGTGTTTTGGGGGATGCGGAGATCGTGGGGCAAGGCCGCTCTGCAGTCTGGTAAGAAGTGCCTCGTTGTAGAGCGGGCCTATCTGGGCGATCGCTTCAAGTGGCATGCTCTTGGTTTTAATGGCCTGAATGGCTTGGCAGATTTCTGCAACGAAAGCGTGCCTGATGATCGTTGGCGTAAATATTGGCGCCACACCGCCGAGCCCTGGAAGGAGTCGGGCGACTATGCCCTGATTATTGGGCAGGTTCCTGGTGATGCTGCATTGCGGGGCTTGGATGTTGGCGAGTGGGTTGGTTCGGTGGTAGAGGAGGCGAGGCAGCGATTCGGAAAGGTGTATTTTCGTCCGCATCCGCTGGCTCGTAAGCCTGTTCGTGTACCGGGTGTTGAGGTTATGGGTGGTGACTTGGCTAAGGCGCTGAGCGGCGCTTCGGCAGTGATTACGTATAACAGCAATACAGCGGTCGATGCGGTGATGGCGGGTGTGCCCGCTATTTGTTTCGATCGCGGCTCCATGGCGTGGGACGTTTGTAGCCACAGCATAAGCGAGCCGCTATATCGCGGAGACCGGGATGACTGGGGGCGGAAAATTGCCTATGCCCAGTGGTTGCCGGAAGAGCTGAGCAGCGGGGCTGCGTGGCGGCATTTGAGGGAATCTGTATGGCAGCCTTGTTGATACCGCTTGAGGATATCAAGCGCCATCTGCGGTTTTCCGATTTGTCGCCCGACTCCGAGCTGGACCCGTACCTTGAGGGCCTGCTCGATGCGGCCGTGGACTACTGCAGTAACTATCTCGGGCGGCCCATTCCGTGGGTGGACGATGATGGTGATAGCAATTCGCCGTCGGAGGTTTTTCCGGCGTCTGTGCGCCAGGCTATTCTGATCGTGATCGCAGAGCTGGACCAAAATCGAGAGCAGCGAGCTGTGGGTGTGAGTATTGATGAATTACCCACGGTAACTAATTTTCTGCACTTTTACCGCGTGGGGCTGGGTGTATGAGGCTGGGTCCGTTGCGGCATCGCGTGCAGTTTCAGCGGCGACAGAGTGTGCAGAACCCGGTATCGGGCGCGAAGGAATCCGTCTGGGTTGATGCCTTCAAGGCGTGGTGTTCCATCGAATACCTGAGCGTGCGCGAATTTGTTAGCGCCTCTGCCGAGCGTGCGGAGATTACCGCTCGTATCAAAACACGGTTTCGCGACGACATTCCCAGCGATGTGAATCGGCTGGCGAACATGCGGGCCAAGCATGGCGGCAAGGTTTACAACCTGCATGGCGCGCTGCCAGATCCTCGCTCGGGACGCGAATACCTCACCATGCCCGTAAGTGAGGGGGTTAACGATGGCTGACGGCGTCGATTTTTCCCTTACCGGCATGGATGGCGTGCTGGGCAAAATGCGCGAGCTGAAGGTGGATGCGCGTTTGAAGGGTGGGCGGTTTGCGGCCCGTAAAGCGGCGCAGGTGATGCTGGCGGCGGCGCAGGAGAATGCCAGCCGGATCGATGATCCGGCAACGGCAAACAGTATCGAGAAGAATCTGGCGCTGCGTTTTTCTGGTCGGCGGTTTAAGCAAACCGGCGACATTATGTTTCGCGTGGGGGTGATGGGCGGGGCGCGCAGCTATGCCGACACCAAGGAAAATCGGCGCAAGTCGCGGGTAGGTGCCCGCTATCGTACCGATGGCGACAAGTCGAATCCGGGCGGTGATACCTGGTACTGGCGACTGGTGGAGCTGGGAACGTCGCGTATGCCTGCTAACCCGTTTATGCGTCCGGCGCTGGAGCGCAATATCAGCCAGGTAATCGATACCTTCGCTACGCAGTACGACAAGGCGCTGGATCGCGCCATTCGCCGCGCTAAAAAGCTGCAGGAGAAAGGCTGATGTACCCGCCCATCTTTTTGGTCTGCGCTGCGGTGCCTGCGGTAACCGCGGTGCTGGGGGTGGAGCCGGTTCGTCTGTGGCCGTTTGATTCGGCCCCGGCTCAGGGCGACGACTTTTATGCGTTGCCCTACGCCGTGTGGCAGACCGTTGGCGGCTCGCCCGAGAACTACATTGATACAACGCCAGATATCGACTCGCACACCCTGCAAGTCGATGTTTATGACCTTAATGCCAGCTCGGCGCGCGGCGCTGCCGAGGCTCTGCGCAACGCCATAGAGCCACATGCGCACATCGTGTCGTGGCGCGGCGAAAGTTTTGAGCGCGATACCCAGCTGTATCGCTATTCCTTTGATGTCGACTGGTGGGTGCCTCGTTAAGGCGCTGCACCTTGTCACCCGCTGCGGCGGGCTTTTTCAAACCCCCTGTAGAGGACAACCACCATGAGTAAGCTAACTCAGGGCACGCAGCTCTATGTTATCGACCCGCGCGGCAGCGAGCCTGTTGTGCTGGAGATTAATTGCATCACCGGCTTCAATCCCGGTGGTGCGCCCAAGTCGCAAATCGACGACACCTGTCTGGACGAAACCGAGGCAATGCGCTATCGCGCTGGGCTCAAGGCGCCGGGGCAGGCCACAATCAACCTGAATGCCGACCCCACAAATGCCTCGCATGTGGCGCTGTATGAGCTGTATGACGATCCCCTTGTGGAAGACCTGCATTGGGTAGTCGGCTGGAGCGATGGCAAGGATATTCCGCCAACCATCGACAGCAATGGTGAATTCGAGCTGCCGACAACGCGCACCTGGTTTGGCTTCGACGGCTATATCGCCGACTTCCCCTTCGATCATCAGGGCAACACCGTGGTGGCCACGGCGGCGACCGTTCAGCGCAATGGTGCCGGTCGCTGGGTGCGTAAGGTGGTGGTGTAATATGGATCTGACGCTGGATGGCCTGAAAAAGATGGGGGCCTTCACCGGTGCGCCGGTGAAGAAAGAAGTGGAGTGGAAAAGCGGTGGCGAGAGCTATTCCGGTACGGTCTATGTGCGTATGTTGTCATTCCACTCCGCAAAAACTGATCTGCTGGCGGCTGGTGGCCGGGTTGACCAGGTGGCGGGGCGCATTGCGGCCTGCATCTGCGATGCGGAGGGTAAATCGATTTTTACGCCCGAAGATATCACCGGCGAAGCTGATCCGGCGCGTGGGCCAATGGATGGCAATCTAGCCATTGCCTTGCTGGGTGCAATAGGCGAGGTCAATAATCTGGCGGGAAAGCCGAAAGCCACCCACTAAACAGCGAGGATGAATTGTGGCACGAGCTGGTGCTGTGCGGTGTGGGTGGTCGGACCATCGCCGAAGCGCAACACCGAATGAGCTACAAGGAGTTTTTGCGCTGGGCGGAGTACCGGGCATTGCGGGGTAGCCTGCATATCGGCATGCGGGTAGAGGGCGGCATTGGGATGCTGGCGGCAATGTATGCCAATGCTCATAGCAAATATGGGGGCTACTCTGCCTACGACTTTGCGCCGCACCTCGAAGAGCCGGAAATCTCGCTAGAGCAAGCCATGGAGCGCTGGCAGTGATATTGTAACGTTTGCAGGAAATATCATTACAGGAGGTTGTTGTGTCCAAGGGTTTGTGGATATTCGTGGTGGCAGTTTTGTCTTGCGGTCATATTGCCGCAGATACAGAAAATCGATACTCGTTATGTAAGCAAATGTCCGACGTGGCGGGCATGGTGATGGAGAATAGGCAGGAGGGGGTGCTGATGTCCGAGCTTATGGCATTGGCGGATAGTAGTTTCTCCGGGCTTTTGGAGGATATAGCTTCTGCTGCTTATTCAAAGCCGAGGTACAGTACAGAAAAAATGCAGAAACGCGCTATTGTGGACTTTCAGAATGATGTCTATTTGGGCTGCGTTACCAATCTAAAGGATTGATGCTAATTTAAGTTTCAAACCCGCTAAGGCGGGTTTTTTTATGTCTGGAGAAAATGCATGGCCACAAAAAGCCTTGGGCAGCTCACCATTGATCTGATCGCGCGCGTCGGCGGATTCACCGGTGGTTTGTCCAAGGCTGAGCGTGATGCCGACCAGTGGAAAAAGAAGGTCAAGAAGCACGTTGGTGAGGTTGGCCAAGCGTTTGCGTTAACGGCAGGCGCAACGCAGGCGGCGCTTACGGCAATCACTGTGTCTACCGTGAATACGGCTACTGAGGTTGCCCAGCTATCTGCCCTTGCTAATACCGGTACCACAGAGTTTCAGAAGTATGCCTCTGCGGCCAAGGTGGTGGGTGTTGAGCAGGATAAGCTCGCTGATATCTTCAAAGATACCAACGACAAGATTGGCGACTTCATTCAGACCGGCGGCGGTCCGCTGCAGGATTTCTTCGACAATATCGCGCCGCAAGTCGGTGTGACCGTTGAGCAGTTTAAGCGGCTGTCTGGCCCGGAGGCGCTCGGGCTTTATGTGTCGAGCCTGGAAAAAGCGGGCGCGTCGCAGAATGAGATGACCTTCTACATGGAGGCCATTGCCTCTGATGCGACCTTGTTGCTGCCCCTGCTGCGAAATAACGCTGAGGGGTTCCGGCTGCTGGGCGATGAGGCCGAGCGGGCGGGGGCAATACTCGATGAGGATGCGATCAAGTCCGCCAATGAGCTGAATGCGGCCATGCACCTTATGCAGCTCGGTGTTGGTGGGATTAAAACTGAGATTGGCACCGAGCTGGTGCCAGTAATGGCGACCTTTGCCGAGGAGCTGTTGTCGGTTTCGGCGGGTGGCACGCTCGCTGAGGATGTGGCGGGCACTCTGGCGCAAACGCTCAAGTTGCTCGGTTTGGCGGCTATTGGTGCTTTTGGTGGGTTGCAGTTGGTAGGCAAGGGGGCGGCTGGCGTAGCTGCTCTCAGGGCGTCCGCTACGGATGGCGGAAAGTGGTATGAGTCATTTTTTGGTCCGCTCGCCATAAAGCGATACATCGATAACTGGGGTAAGTTCAAAGCCACGGCCGGTGCGGTTGCGGACGACCTTGAGGCGACAGCTGATCAATATGTGGAATTAATCCAGCGCATCTATGCGGGTGGCGAGCGTGAAGGCGACGATGCCGAAGCCATGCGTGAAAAGTTGCAGTTGATCTCCGGGCTGTTGACAGATTTCCGGAATAGCGCCGGAGGTGCTGGGGCGTCGGGTGAGATCGACGCAACAACGCAAAAACTGATCGACCAGGCCGCTGTGCTTGAGTCGCAGAATCAGTTGCTGCGATTGGGTTACGAGCTTGAGGACGCCAAATTCATCGCGGCCTACCAGCACGCCGACGAAATGACGCAGGCGCTGATGGCGCAGGAGCGTCAGCAGCGCGCCATTCTCGACGCGAAATCTGAAGAGCAAGAATTATTGGATGCCTTCAGTGCGGCGAACGACGAGCGCATTGCGGAGCAAATCGATGCAAATCGCAGTTTCTGGGATGAATACCTGCGGGCAGCCGAGGAGGCGCTTACGCAGGTTGATGAGCTTGCGCTGTCGACCATTGAGAATATGTCGTCGGGCTTCGGTAATGCGCTGGAGAGCATCGTTTTCGATTTTACCAATGTGAGCGATGCCTTTGATCAGCTGATGGAAACCTTGGCTCGCTCCACCGTGAACGCGCTTGGGAAAATGGCGGCGGAGTGGCTGGCGTATCAGGCGGTCCAGTTGCTTGTCGGGTCGGCGGGGCAGGCGGGGGCTGTGGCTGCTGTTTCCTCTGAAGCTCAGACAGGGGTGTTGTTGGCTGGGATCCATGCTTATTCTTCGACGGCGGCCATTCCTGTGGTGGGGCCTGCGGCAGCTCCGGCTGCAATGCAGCAGGCTATCTCCGTTACGAGTCCTCTGGCCTCTGCGGCAGCAGCGGCAGCGGCGGCAGGGTATGCCGGCGCCTTCGATAACGGCGGCCATATTCCTGCTGGTAGTTTTGGCCTGGTGGGCGAGAAGCGGGCCGAGTTTGTTATGGGGCCGGCAGATGTGATCAGTGGTCAAAAAACGCAGGCCGTGCTCGACCGTGTGGCGAGTGATCGCGCCGCGAATGATGCATCCGCCGCGGTGGCGCCGGTAGTGGTTTACATCAACGGCGTTGCCCAGCCGGTAGATATCGACATGATCCGCAACGGCGCGCGTGAAGTGGTCATCGAGGAGGTCAGCAACAAGGCCAGTAAAACGATGCGATCGCTCAAGGCGCAAACCAATGTGCGCCCCAAGGGTAAGTATTGATGATTGGGGCACTTGAGCAGGCGTATGCCAGTGCGGTGCAAACGCCGGTGCTGACGGTGCGGCTGGTGTCGCCGGGACTGACGGGCGGGTCGATTGCCTTTGCGCAAAGCTATCGCGATTTGACGGCTACCCTGGAAGATGGTGTGACGTCGGTGGTATTTGAGGCCAGCGGTGCGGCCATCGACTGGCCGAAAGCCGGTGTCGAGGGCGCGGAAGATATTGGTGTGCGCCTGGAGAATGTGAGCCAGCGTGCGCGGCATGAGATCAAGGCGGCCAAGGCCTATTACCGGCAAACCGGGCATAGCGTGCGGATGGAGCTGCGCCAGTATTTGCCGAGCGATCTGTCGGCGCCGGTGGGTGGTATTTATAAGGCGTTGGTGACGGATACGCAGGTGGATCGCAATGTAGCGCAGATTAAGGGCGCCTTTCATTTGATGATCGATATGGTGTATCCGCGCCGTCGTTACTACGCGGCGAAGTATCCGGGCTTGGAATATGCCTGATCGGGCGGCGCTACGGCGCTTTCGGCATTGGCAATATCGCGACCCGGGCGCCAACTGCAGCGACTACGTAGCCGCGTTTCTGAGCGCCTTTACCTCGTTAACGGCAGATGACTACCCGGTAGGAGTGGTGTCGGCGCGCGATGGTCTGCGCAAGGCGCGGGCGCATGAGCGTGTGGTGCAGCTTTTTGAGGCCTGTGAGCCTCGCGATTTTGCCTTGGCCTGTCAGTACATCGGTCGCGTGTTTGTGCATGTGGGCGTGGTGTTTGGCGGGCAGGTGTGGCACACCGGCGCGGCCACCGGCACGGTGGTGGAAAGCGTCGAGCATTTTGAGCGTCGCGGCCAGCATGGCGGCACGCGTTACTGGATACACAAGAAACTCCTCTGATGGCATCTATTGCGATTTACGACCAGCTGGGCGACTCGCTTGGCAGCTTCCGTGCGCCTGTTGGTTGCACGCTGGCGGCCTGGTTGGCCGAGCAGGCGCCCAGCTATACCGATTTGCCGGTGCCGCCCTACCTGGCGGAATTGAACGGTCAGGCGTGGGAGTATGCAGACCACGCGCGGCGTCCGCTCGCTGAGGCGGACCATGTAGTGCTCACGCTGCGTGCGCGTGATCCGGTCACGCTGGCAGTGAACTACCTGATTGCCGATACCGCCTACCAGGTGTACCGGGCAATCAACCTTGATATTCCCGGCTATCAGAGCAGCACGCCAGAGGGGGCGAGTAGCTACAACCTCAATGTGCGGGCGAACCGCGCGCGCCTCAATGGCATTATTCCGGAGATTGCAGGGAGCTTTCCGCGCTACCCGGATTTGCTCACGGGCATTCGCCGCGTTTACGAAGATCAAAAGGAAGTGCTTTACCTCGCGTATCCGCTGGGGGTGGGGCGGTATAACACCGGTCTGGCGAATGTGTACGTGGGCGAGACGACGGCGGCCCTCTACAACGATGCGTTAACGGCCAACTTCTATGGCCCCGGCGATGACCTGGGTGCTGACGAAGCGGCGCAGAACTGGGTAACCAGCGTGGAGATTGGCGGAAGTCGCAGTGCGTCTGGGCTTGAGCTGATTTACGAGGCCGGTGCTGAACTGATTTGCGATCTGGCAGAGACTGAGATCGTGGTAATAGGCGAAGGCGGGCTGCCAGTCAGTTCAGACTTTGACGCGGGTGAGGTGATAGAGATTAGCACCGGCCCAGATGCGGTGGTGGGCTACTACTACATCACCGCCAAAGAGGTGTCCTCTCCCTATGCCATGACAGTGGATCGACTGTTGTCGGCCAGTGCCAGCGATGTGGACCCGGATTGGCAAGGCTTCTCCCCGGTAGGTGAGGTGGCTTACGAGGACATTGCGCTCGATATCGACCGCGTGCCCAGCGTGGATGCCGGGCCTTGGTCCAACTGGTACAGCGTGGGAGTGGATGGCCGCGATACGCTGGCCGTGGAAGTGGATTACCGATTCCCGGCGGGTTTGCTGCGGGTTACCGGTGGCGGGTCAGATGTGGCCTACACCGTGAAATTTGAAGTGCAACTCGATTACGATGGCGCGCCCAGCCCGGAAAGTGTGCTGCTTGAGCATACCGACAAAACCCGCGATGCCCTGTTGTACACCTGGCGCGATGACTTCGCTGGCCCGCGCTCCGGCGTGCGGGTGCGTTTTCGCCGGCATACGCGTTCGCATACCAGCCTGCGCTATACCGACAATCTGGAAATTGTGCAGGTAAAAGCCCGGCTGCCGCAGGCCAACAGTTACGACGATGTATCGGTAATGACCTTGCGCATGGTGGGTACCAACACCTTGGCGGCCAGTGCCGAGAATAAAATCAACATTCGCGGCGACAGCCGTCTGCTGCCAACGCTCGCGAACCTTAAAGACCATCTGGAAAACGGCACGCCGCTGGTGTACTCGGCCACCAGCAGTATTGCGCGTTTCGTCTGCTGGACCCTGTTCGACATGCTGGGTGACGAAGCGCTGGATGCGATCGACTGGGCGCGCTTCGGCGAGCTGGAAACCTTGTGGGAAAGTCGCGGTGACACGCTGAATGGCGAATTCACCGACGAAACCACCCTGTGGGAGGCGCTGCGCCTGATGCTGGCGCCCGGCTTTGCAGAGCCGCTGCCGCGCGAAGGTCGAGTCACGGCGGTGCGCAAGCAGTCCGGAACCGTCGACGACATCAGGCATTTTTACACGCCAGACGTGATGCTGGGTGAGGGCGTGCAGTGGTCAGAAAGTTGGTACAACGACGCCGAGCCCGACGGCATCGATATTGAAATTATCGACCCCGATACCGGCAAGGCCAAGGTCGTGGAGTGTCGCCTGCCGGGCGACCTTGGCGGCAAGCCAAAGCGTATTCAGCTCATTGGTGTAACCGATGAGGTGCAGGCCTGGCGCTACGGTATGCGTGAGCGGCGACGCCTGTTTTATAAGCCCGGCAGCCTGTCGTTTGATACCGAGCTGGATGGCCTCAACAGCTTGCCCGGCGACTTTATCGCCGTCGCCAGTGATCTCGACCTTGAGCAATACGGTGTTGTGCGCGGCTTTGATGATGTCGATGTCGTCACGCTAGATCGCGTGCTGGAGTGGAGCGGTGCGGGGCCGTTCTTCATCGCCTTTCGCAAAGACACCGGCCGCATGTCAGATCTGTTTGAAGTGCAGGCCGTCTCTGCTCAGTCGCGCGCCGTGCGTCTGCTGGCGCCCAGTAACCTCGATTTTACTTTTGCTCTCGATCCGTCACTGGAGCCGACTTGCTACAGCTTCGGTACCGAAGACGAGTGGGCGTCGCTGGCGGTGGTCACCGAGATATCGCCCACGGGTTTTGGCGATGGCAAGCCGCGTGTCTCCATCGTTGCCGAAGAATACGTGGCGGAGATCTACGCCGACGACAACAACCTGCCGCCCAGCTGAGGGAGAGCCGTAGTGGAAACCTGGCCCGATATTCTGCCCAAGCCCCAGCGTGGTTACAGCATCCAGCCCAATAGCGGCGGCGTGCTGCGCAGCGAGTTCAGCACGGGGCGCGCGCGTCAGCGGCTTGTGTCGGATGTGCGTGACGATATTTTCCCGCTGGAGTGGCTGCTCCAGCCAAATCACCTGGTGATTTTTGAGCACTTTATAGGCGTGCTGTGCCGCAAAGCCGACTGGTTTAACGGCCCCTACCACGACGGTGAAGGCCTCAAATCCGGCGTGCTCCGCCTTGTGAGTGGCCGCTGGCAGGTGCAGCAGGTAAGGAATGGAAACCTGTTCCGCGTTTCCGCCAATGTGGAAGTGCAAGACCGGCAGTTCGACGAATACGGCGTGCTGGCCGCCTATCTCTATCCCAACACCATCGATCAATACCTGGGCAATCTCGACGATGCCTGGGACAACTGGTACACGGAGTAACCCCGCATGGCCGATGAATACACCAATGCCCAAAAGCTCGCTGCGGTAACGGCTGCCTTTGAAGAGATGTTCAAGGGCGACGACGCTACCGACGTGACCTACGACGGCGAAACCAAGCCGAGCGTAGAAAAGCGCTTTAAGCACATTATTGATGACTACGGCAACATCGTGGATCTGACGGCGGCGGCTGAGGCGGCGGCTACTGGCTCTCAGGCTGCGGCCTTGCAAGCCGCGGGCGCGGGGCATGTTTATGCAGATACGACCTCGGCTCAGAGTAACGGTGTGCTCTCAGCATTAATCAATAGTGGCGGTACTGGCGGTACTGACGGTCAGTATGATGTTTCGGTAACTGGTGATGGTGGCGGGGCGCTATATCGCGCGGTGGTATCGGGTGGCGCCATCGTGTTGATGCAAAAAGTCAGCGCGGGAGCCAATTACACTGCAGCAGCCTTTGATTTTTCTGGTATCGCTGGGCTCAGTGGGCACGATGTGGATGCCGTGCTTGGGCAGAACCGGGCGCCGGGTGAGCTTTATCTGGTGCCCATCTCGGGTGGGAATGGTGCTGCCCGCTACTATAAAAATAATGCTGGAACGCCGTACACGGAAGACGATTGGGTGTTGGCGTCGTCAGCAGTGGTGCAGTCGTTGTTCGCTGAATATTCGGTGGAGTCATCTTACATTCCTCTTTTCAAAACCGCTGATGACAGGGTTCCGCTCTGGTTGGAGAACTTTAAGCTTGCAGCGAAGGGGTTGTCCGACGGATTGCTATCCAGTATCGAAGCCTACCTGGCTGAATTGGGCGCAACTATCACTGAGGGGGAGCCTGGATATCCTGACTTTACGATTCTGACGGCTGACGACAAGGTCATCTTTCGTTATCAGGATGGCGTTGCCTACTATTACGGTAAGGCGCCAAATGTTGGGGCTGTAGATAGTCGTCCCCGCGGAGCTAGTCTGTTTGCATATAAAACCGCGATTGCCAAGGCTATTGAGGGTGCTGGCAATGCAATAAAAGTTGCGCTCACGGGTGACTCCTGGCGCGAGCGGTGGCTCATTCCTCAGCGCATCGCTGACAAGGGGTATGCGGCTTACGGACGGGGGGCAGATGGGTGGTTGTCAGTATCGTCCACAGACGACGCGGAGGGTATAGGGTCTCGCAAGCCGCTGAACGATGCGATTCTGGTCCGCTCTGGATGGACGCTGACCGACATTAGTGAGGCTGCGAAAACAGGGCTGCTTGCGCCTGATGGGCATCGCATTGCGTGCAGCAACACTGCGGGTACTTTGACCTACTACGGAATTCGTGCAGTCACCCTGAATATCTACTATCTGGATAATGAGGGTGATTTCCGGTACCGAGTGGATGGCGGGGCCTGGGCAACGGTGAATGCCGGGGTATCTGGCACTACAGCTAAAATTGAGATTACCGGACTTTCTGCGCTCGGTACGCATACGCTCGAAATTGATACCTCGGTTAACACTGGCACGGTCACGCTGTTTGGATTCTACGCGACAGGAATCGCGGGGTTTGAGGCATCGAAAATTGCTAATAGTGGGGCGACGGCGCCGCAGTATGCCTCCATTGCCGCTGATGAGAGTGTGCAGTACATCCTGCAGGATATTGGCTTCGATCTGGTTGAGGCTTGTCTTGGTACCAATGATTTTAACCAAGGGGTGTCGCTGGCGAGCTATCGCTCAGGGCTTGAGGCGCTGGGTGGTGCCTATCAAGGTGCTCGGGCAGAGACCGGCATTGTTATCACTTCTCCACCGGTTTGTAACACAACCGGCACTTACCCTATGTCGTCCTACCGCGACAAAGCCGCCGAGGCGGTAAAGGCGCTGGATTGCGAGCATTTCGATCTGTATTCCCGGTTCGCCGACTTTGAGGCCATGGATGGCCTTGGGGTGTGGGGTGATGATTTTCATCTTAATTACATTGGTGGTCGCCTCAATGCTGAGGAGTTAGCCGCCGAGTTTTTACTTCCTTTTGAGGTATAACGCATGGGCATTTATAAACACCCAATCATTCGTCTGGGCGCTAACGCCAATGATCCCGCTTTGCCAGCCCTTTCCGGGTTTCTCCGCTATGTGCCCGAGGATGATTTGCTAGATTTTTGGACCGCTCAGGCGGGGCTTGATTTGAGTGATGCCGCGCCTGTTGTGAGTTGGACTGGCGTAAAGGGTACTGTGGCAGCTCAAGCCGATGCGGCAAAGCGGCCTGTGTTTGATGTTGATGGCGTCGCGTCTGGGTACCCGGCAGTGGTCGGCGATGGAAGCGACGATATACTGCAGACATCGATAGTTCCGCCAGCCCAAGGAGTGCTCGGTATTGCCTTTAAAACCCCTGCATCGTTGAGTGGGGTGAAGGTATTAATGGGATCGTATGGTGGTAGCGCCACATCTGCTCTGGCAATTGGGTTTAATGGTACTGAGCTCGCAGCTCAGGTGGGTGACCAGAATTTCACAACACTCAAAGGCGGCGCGTTGGCTGCTGATACGAGCTATGTGGCAACATTGTCTTGGGATGACGCAAATTGCTATCTCAGGCTGGATGGTGACCAGGTTGCATCTGCTGCTTGGGGCGGCTCGCTAGGTACCGCAGTGCTGGGATTGCTGGGGCGTAACGCGGGGTCTCCCAATTACAACACATTGGCTCGGCTGGGCTCGGCTGGGATTTATGACGCATTTAAATCGGGCGTTGGTATGAGTGACATCGAAAATGGCTTGGCGAAGTCGATTGGGGTTGTGATCTGACAGTCCTTCGGGGGGCTAATGGGGGGGCATTTGTTGGGAAAAGGGTGCGGATGAAATTAATACTATTTGGCGCTGGCGCCAGCTATGGAAGCGTAGATGTCTATCCAGCTCCGCCGCCGCTAGGGGTTAGCCTCTTTGATAGCATGCTTTCTACGAGTGAGGTTGCGCAGCGAATCCCTGCTGACATACAGGATGTTTTTCGTGAGGATTTCGAGAGGGGTATGGCGAAATTGATCGAGCATACCGACAACGGCGTTTTCGAGTTTCAGAGAGATTTGGCTCGTTATCTGGTTGAGTTTGAGGCTGGAAGAGATAATATTTATTGTCAATTTTTGCGCGCTTTTGGCGCGAATGTGGTGTATGCAAGTTTGAATTACGACTTGCTTTTGGAGGAATCCGCAGAACACTTGGGTCTGGGGGTGTATTACAAGTCCACGAAAAGGCCCGGCTATGTAAATATAGTTAAGCCACATGGGTCCTGTAATTTCTGGCCGGATGCAGCGCTAGGAAAGATAAACATGGTTGGTTCCTACGGCAACGGAGGGGCCGACCTTAGGGTTCCGTTGCAAGCTCTCCCTCCGCCCGATGCTAGGCGTCGGTGCAGAAACGAGGTGGGGATGGGGCCTGCGATCGCCCAGTATGCCAAAGGTAAGCGCTACAACGTAACTGGCGACTTAATAGATCATCAGCAGGCGGCATTCCAAGACATTATTCGACGTGCGTCAGGAATTGGAGTAATTGGTGTTAGGGTTCATCAGGCCGATGGTCATATTTGGGGTGAGCTTGCCGAGACTGCAGCCAATCTGTGGTATGTGGGTTTTGATAAAGACCGCGCAGCGTTTGACGTTTGGAAGGCCGATGTCGGAAAAAGTAATGCCTACTTTATCGAATCAGATTTTGAGGGCTGTATCGGGAAGTTATATAGAAGAATGTTTGGGCGGAGGTCGAATTAG